CGTTAACTACTTAGCAGAACAACTTGAAGGAGTTGTAAACTACGCGGACTATCTTTCTAACAAACTTAACGAGTCTATTAAATATACTGAACATGTAGCTGAAACTACAAACAACGGTATTGAATATTCTAGCTACGTTGGTGAAAGATTAAACCAAAGCATTAATCACCAAGATTACCTAGCTGAAAAATTAAATCAAACAATTAATTATTCAGAGTATATTAAAGAAAATTTAAACAATTCTATTAAGTATCAAGGTTATTTAGCTGAAGAGTTAGATAAAGGTCTTCAATACACTGAATATGTTGCTGAAGGAGCAAACAGAGGAATTGAATACTCGGAGCACTTAGCAGAAAACATTAACTTGAACCGTGAATATCAACAATACGTTGCTGAGAAATTAGGTCAAACTATTGGTTACACTGAATATCTTGCAGAATCTTTAAATGAAGGAGTTGCAACAGGTGGAAAACGCAATGTTTTAGGCGGAGTTTCTAAATTAGACGAATCAACTTCAGTTGATGCTCTAATCGCAAAAGTTGACCAAGTAATCACTGAAGTAAATGATAATTCTTCTAAAGCAGTTCTTGAAAACAAATATCCTTTCTTAAAGGTTATGACTGATGCTAAGAAGAAAGCATTCTATACACTAGATGCAGAGAATAAACAAGCGATTGTTGAAACTCTTAACGCATCTGTTTGGTTCAATGAAGCTGATGTAACTGGAATCATGGAAGCAGTAATTGCTCACAAAAACGAAAACGTTCCCGCACATATTAAATTCATGCCAGCTGATTTCAAACAAGCATGGTCATTAATGAATGAAAATGAAAAAGCAAGAGTTAATGCAAAAGCTCAATTATATACTATCAAAACTCCATACCAAGCTATGACTTTCTGGAGCGAAATAGATATGAGAGGACTTAATGAAAGAGTAGAAATTCAAAAGAATAACGCAAAAATAGAAGCACAGCTCAACGAAAGCCAAGGTACAGAAGGCCTAATACCTGTAAATCAGGTTGTTGAGATGCAGAGAGGTTACTCTCAAGGTTACTTAGAAATGTTATCGCGTCAAGCAGACTATCGAAAGTAATAAAATTTAAAAAAATCAACAAAAACAATGGCACGTACTAAAATTTTTAGACGTTCAAGCGACGCTCGCTTGTCAAACACTTGGAAGCCTGTTCTTGAAGGATACGGAGCAGATATGTCGAAGACTCCATGGTTAGCTGAGTACGCTCACAACCACGCGATTTTCGATAATACTACACCATTATTCGAAGCAACAACTCCAGGATTATTTTTCCAACAACCATCTTCTTTAGGCGGTTATATGGGAGCACCAACTGCACCAACTTCTGGACAAACTCCATTTTCAGCGGGTGCAAAAACTTCTTACTCAGATTCTGGATCTGGTGACAAATTCCCTTCACTTTTACCTGTAGCTATCCAAGTTGCAGCTAAAACAATTGGATTTGACTTAGTACCAGTAATTCCAATGGATTCCCCAGTAGGTTTCCTACCGTACTTAGATTACGTTTATGCAGGTGGTCGTACTGACGACCCTAACGGTCTAGGTAATGCAAACTTTGATCCTTATTTGATTAAGGTTGAAGGTCTTACTTACAATGACTTTCCAAGTGCAGTCCCTGGTTCTGCTGTAGGTGGTGCTACTCACTTTACTGCAGAATTCGTAGGATTCTCTCGTATCGATGGTAATGTAATCATTAAAATACTTACAGATACTACCCTTGATAACTCAGGTTTCGTATCGGATTCAGTAAATGGTTTCCTTGCTGCACTTACTATTGCTGGTGATACCGCTACAGGTACCGCAGTATCTTTAGTTTCTGCACTAGAAAACCACATCTCTGGTTTCACTTCAGTATCTGATGCTGATTACGCTACAGACTTCAATGGTCCTTACTTACCAACTACTGGTACTGTACCGGGATCTATGAAGAGAGATAAAGCTGAGCTTTCTAAATTCCGTCAAATGGGATTAAGAATGTTCACTAAATTCGTAGAAGCAGAAGGTGACCAAGTGTCTATCTCTGCAACTGTAGAACAAATCCAAGATTTGAACCGTGTATGGAACTATGACGTAATCTCTATGTTAGAGAACGTTGCAGTTAACGACATCGCTCAATCTATCAACAAGCGTTTAGTTGACAGAGTATTAACTCTTGCAGCGACTCACTCTACTGAAGTAGCATTAGTTGAAGGTGCAGGTATTACTAACCTAGACCTTACTGCTGGTGGTGGTGGATTCGAAAACGTTTCTACATTACAACGTAGATTAGTGACTAAAGTTCTTGAAATGGCTAACTTGATTTATCATAGAGGTCGTTTCGGAGCAGCTACCTTCATGGTAACTAACGGTCGTATCGCTTCTGCTCTTGCAGACGTTGCTGGTTACTCAATTGCTCAAGTTCCAACCGATATGGCTGGAGTAGCAGGTAACCTTTACCCAGCTGGTAAAGTTTACGGAGTACAAGTATACGTAGATCCTAACATGCGTTGGGGAGATAACCGCGTAGTATTAGGCCGTAAAGGTGCTGATGAAGAACCAGGTATCAAATTCATGCCGTATATCATGGCTGAGTCTTTACAAACAATTGCAGAGGGTACATTCTCTCCAAAAATTGGTATGAAGTCTCGTTATGCTATCACAGAAGCAGGATGGCACCCAGAAACTCAATACATTAATATCGAGATCGATCCTAATGCTATTGGAGTTCTTACTGGAAGCACTGCTCCTGCTACATCATACGGTACGCTTTAATTAATAGTTTACTAAATAAGAATAGAGAGCCCGTAAGCTCTCTATTTTTTTGTTATAAGGATAAATAATAAAAATAACTCAAATAAATGGCATTTATTAATTGGGGGTCAGAGAGCCCAGAACAATTGGCAATACGTCGCAGATTCGAAGAGCAGACGATGTATGAACAGATGGTTCAAATGGCACAAAGCAGAGCAGGTCAAGCTCCTGGTGCTGCTGGAGTAGGCGGTGGCGGCGGGGATCCTTTAACTGGTCTATATGGAGTAGGAGTAGACGGTCTTATCTATAACTTAAATCTAGGAGAAGCAAACTGGTCCTTTAATTATGCACCGTTTCCTGATATTACACAGGCCACCCTAAACACAGACGATGGATTCTTATATGCGACTTTTGATTTTGAAGGTGAGGTTTCCTTTGTAAGGATTGATCGTACTACAAGAGAACTTGAATTTATCGAGAACGATATTTCAGACTATGCTGCAAAAGGCGCCTCTTCTCTCTATTATGAAGGGGAAGGAAACTTTATCTACTTGGATAACTTCTTTAAAAAAGCGATTAGTAGTATTATTCGAATTGAGCTTGATCCTCTTTTACCAGAAGCAACGGCAACTGTAGTTTCAGAAGTGGACCCAGAGGAGACTGGATACTTACTTAGGAACCTATTCCTGTATGAAGGAGCTACCTGGGCAATTGCAATGGATAATGTGCTACCACAATTTATTACTGGCCCATTCAATATTGAGACTGGCGAGTTTACCTATAGTAATGTACTGTTGCCTTCACCAAGCGAACCAAATATTCAGTCAATCGATATAGTACTTGGAGCAGTTGAGCATAATGGCGTCGTATATGTAGACGCAGTATGGTCAGATCCTGAAGATAATTCGAGCATTGGGCTATTTAAAATGGACACTGACAATGGCGGAGCTGTCGCCCCATATTATTTGACCTTTGTTAAAGACTTAATTATCGCGGAAGCCGAGGACGTTCCGATCTTTTCAATCACTCGTTTCTAAAAAAAATTTAATTATATGAGATTGTGTATACTATGCGAAGACGCAAACATCACCGACGCTCGCAAAAGATCAGCTGACGTTTTACCAAAATACGAATTGGCTGAGAGATTACTTGAATTAAAAAAGAAAAAGGATCCTGAAGTTGTATTAGACCATTTAAAAATACCTCTTTCCTCAACTGGAGAATTACCAGCAACGCATTGGTTCTGTTTTATTAATGTAAACGAAGCAATGTATCAAAAAATGCTGGAGTCTCAAAAGTATACCATTATTGAAGAGGCAGTGCCGTCTGAGTTTTTAGCTAAACATAACTTAAAGAAAATAAAAAGCTTTGGTCCAGGATTATAAGTTACTCAAAGGATTTGTCAGTCGAAGCGAAACTGAAGAAATAAAGGCTTGGGTCGATAGTTTAACTATTGAGTCAGGTTCGCCGAATCATCACCTTAGTGAGTTGGCTAAAGCCATAAATGGAAAATCCATTATTTTTGATATTGCAGACACTAGCTATACTAATTATATTACAAAATTTCAATCGATTTCGGCAGTCAAGAATGAGCCTGTCCCAGTGATCATTCTTAAGCTAATTGATAGAATTGCAGAAACTTTAAAGATTTCAAAAGATCATATCTTTCTACAGGCAGTAGACATGAATCGCGGCGGGCGGATTGCTCCGCACTATGACGCTTCAGTCGAAGGTTGTATCAATTATAAGTGTAATCTAAGCGTACACTCAGAAGATTATACGATGCATATTGATAAAAATAATGTGCTAATTCAGGAGACTGATCTATACTGCTTTGAAGCATCTCTTTACAAACACTGGACTGATCCTTTTAAATCACGCAGAATATTTTTAAGTTTTGGTTTTATCTTAAAATACGAAGAGTTAGGGAGGACCGAACTGGATCCTAGAGTAAGGTTGAGCAAGCGTATAGAAAAGTACTTTCAAAAATAAAATAAAAAAGGACCAATTTGGTCCTTTTTTTATATGGTGGGCATCCTTCAAAAGCCGTAAGATAAGTAGAATAATTAAATTGAATTTTGAACGAGTGAGGTTTGCTTTTTGAACTCTTGTGTCTTGAATTTTGAGAAAATCGCTATCTTAATCGTGCATCATTCTGTCAGAATTTGTATAGACGTGCCAGTCTGATATTATGCTACAGATAATACTTCTAGTGTCAGACGCCCATATTAGATCTGGGTAGTATTATTAAAATGATCCAATTTTTCTTGGATTGCATCCAATTGACCTTCGATTAGATCCATTTGCGAATCTTTCCACTTAATATCAAAGTGAGCTTCCATTTCTACTGAATCGTCAGCATATCTGTCACGATAACGCCCGTTTGTCGTGTTTAAACTACGAACGTTATTGACTTTAGTCTTTAATTCAGAAAGAGTAAAGATTTGGTCTCTTACTGGAGCAGAAGCAGTATGAATCTTGGTCTTTAGCTCAATTAGAGAAGTAACCTCTGCATTATATTCTTCCCAAGTAGCCTCAAGATCGTATGGCTTTTCTGCACCCTCAATTGATGAGTTATGTTGCGAAATACGGCTCCACAATTTTTGAATTTTAGAGACTTTTTTGTTCTTTTCTTTTAGTGCTTGTGCAATTGTCATGACTTTTTTCTTTTATTTTTAGATGAGTTATAATTAAAACGTTGCTTGATTGGGGTAAGATCAGATACCATTACAATAATTGGGCAATATCCATTATCTTCAGGATCCTTTTGCCAGATTTCACGCATTCTGCGGCCGGCTTCACAATCTAAGATGAATAAACTGTCTTTTGCTGGGGTAGAAACTGTATACTCGTTTACGAGCGGTTTCTTTGTTTGATCCACTTGTGCCGAAATTACTCCGCTGACCAACAATAACAAACTAGTGATTAGTGTTTTCATTTTACTACTTCTTCATAAGATTTCCACAATACTTGAGTCATTCCTTCTTCTAAAGGGTCTTCTCCCTCTTCGGGTTCTACTGGAAATGCAAGTAAAATATTTCCATTAATATCTTTTGCAACTGCAACGAAACCAAATCCTTCACAAATAATTGAGGTATAGTGTTCGTTCGGAAGACCGTCTGCGATTTCATGAATATCGAAATCTGATCCTATTCCTGTTTCATCGTGGATTTCACACCACTGCTTAGAAAATTCTGCCATTGTTTGAATGTTTAATTAAATTATACAAAGAAAAATACTCAGGTTTCACAAAAGGTGAGGTTTTGCCTCATTTATTCCAGCATTAGTAACTATTACATATTCTGGATAATATTCATGTAGGTTAGTTGCACCAGCATAGGAAAGCGCAGAACGAACCCCATCTAAAAGACCATTAACTATAAATTTAGTGCCACCTTTATATGGAATAACAGTAGACTCGCCCTCTACATTTCGAGCAGCTCGTCCGTGTGCAACTTTAGTTTCAAGCGAAGCAGAACCCCGATATCTCTTATAGAGACCATTTGTTTTTTCAATAATTTGACCAGGAGATTCGTCAGTTCCCGCAAGTAAGGAACCTAACATTACACAATTTGCGCCGACTGCTAGGGCTTTTGCAATATCACCACTCGTTCTGACTCCTCCATCTGCCATTACGGGCACGAGTGCTACATTTGAAATCTCTTCAATACAGGAAACATTTGGCACGCCGAATCCAGTTTTGATTCGAGTAGTACACAGTGATCCTCCACCGATTCCAACACGTAAACCATCTGCACCAGCTTCCTGTAAATCAATTGCAGCTTGCGCAGTTGCAATATTACCAGCAATAATATCTGCGCCACTATTAAATTTATCTTTACACCATTTAAGCATATCAATAACCTTTTGATGGTGTCCGTGTGCAACGTCAATCACTAGGACATTTGCACCAGCTGCAACTAATTTTTCTGCACGATCTCGATCCTCTGCACCATTCACCCCAATAGCAGCAACAATAGGCACAGTGCCGTCCCAACCGAAATCAATATAATTATGTCCATATCCACCATATACAGCGGCGGATAGTTTCTCTATTAATTTTGACTGGTTCTCTGCACTCATAAAGCGATGAATACAGCCGGCTCCACCTAAGATAAACATTTTATATGCCATTTCAAATTCACATACAGTGTCCATTGGGGATGCAATTAACGGCATCAACATTGAATAGTTAGTAGTAAGTGGGGTTCTAAGAGAAATTTCAGTTCGTGAATTAATTTTTGAAAAATTAGGAACGAGTTGGATATCGTCGTAAGTGAGTGCGTGTTTCATGATAGTATGCTGCATTTTGAGTTTTTTAAGATAACATTTGGTGAGTCAAAGATTGGAGTGCGGTGATCAGTTCGAATAAAAGAATCACACGAATATGGATTATAATATACATCGGCTATTGATTTGCGTTTTGGAAGTTGAGTTGTATAGCGATCGCAAAGGATAAATGCATGCACGTTTTTTCGACCCTCGACAAGCACCCTTTTTCTACCAGTTTCATAGACTTTAAAATCTGCCCATGGCAAAAAGAGTTCTTCTTCGTGTGCATAGAGTCTATATCCTCCTTTAGATTTATCGTACTTTAGTATACTGAAACACTTCTTATGTAGGTTTCGGTATATCCTGAATTTTCCCTGGTTCATTCAGTTATTAGAGTTAATATGATTTAATTAAAGCTTTGCGAAGTTCCTGAAGGTCATCTCTGTACATCTGGGTCGTATCCTTTGCTTTAGTAGATTCTAATTCATTCTCTTTTGCATGGGTATCACCTAAGAGATCTTCATATGTTTCCTTAGTTAAGGTATGAATCGGCAGGGAAAGCAAATAGTTATAGGAACCATTGATTTCATCAAAATCGGCAGTTTCTAAAGCTAGGATAATTTGCTTACGCGGAACATTATTGATTTTTAATTTACCGTCAATAATCATCTTAATGAATTGGGCCTTGTTTGAAAGTAATAAGAGCTCCTGATTAAGTTTATTGATTAAGTATTCCTTGCGTTTAATATAGTAAGTTAGACGGAATTTTACGAAATACTGGATAATTTGGGTTGCACTTTCAAAGATCTTAAGGTTACCGTTTTCGTCCAACACTGTAAAGTTTTCGCTCTGTTTTTCTTCCATTTTTAGGAAGCGATCAAGTCTATCACTATCCTGAAGAGACTTAAGATCTTCTCTTCTAAATTTAAGCACATAATTTACATTAGCTTTACAGTTGTTGTCATAACCAGTAAGTCGTCTGGTCTCTTCTAAAGAAATTAGGTGAGAGTCAAACTTTTCATAAGTCATAGATGGCGGTAATTCAGTAACATCCAATGTAGTTGTATTCTTAACTTCATATTTTCCTCTAAACAGCCATGCATTACTATTTGGATCCTTAATACATTCGCCAGAAAATCCATTATACCATGGAGTAGGTTCCTTGTATTTTTTTCCATCTAATTCTTTAATACAGGCATCGATTAGATCAAGAGGATTTCGATTTAGGATATTTGTTGCGAAACCTACAGCAATTCCACTACCTCCATTTAAGAGAACAGTTGGAATAATTGGTAAAAAATAACTAGGTTCAATTTCATTACCCTCTTCATAACGAGAAGTAAGCAGTTCAAAATCCATATAGAGCAATCTAAAGTTCTTATGTAATTTAGTTGAAATATAACGCGGCGCACCCGCTTCAGGAGAACGTAGGGAACCGAATTGTCCTATTTCTTCAAGTACTGGCATTGAGTTCTTGAATTTTTGAGCCATACCTACGATTGCACCATTTAAACTGCCGTCTCCATGGTGGTAATGAGCATCAGATGCAACCTTACCGGCTAATTGAAATATCTTAAGCGGTTTTTCTCCGCCGTTTCTCCAAACTTTATCAGCAACGAAAATTACTTTGCGCTGAGTTGGTTTAAATCCATCAATTACTGATGGAATTGCACGCTCTTCAACAACGTATACTGCATATTCTCTATAATCTTGATCAAGATACTGTGTGACTGATTTAATTTCTTGTTTTTGCATCTTCTACTGGTATTTTAAAATAATTGTTTTCTACTAGGTAATCATAAAGTCCTTGTAGATCTTCACAAATTGGCTTTCCATCATCGGTAGCAGTTAATGAATTACCTATGCCATCGTGAATATAATTTTTCTCATACATGAACCAGTCAAACCAATCTTTTCCATGATCTGTGAGTATATAAGACCATAAATTTGAGATAAGTACATCTTGTGAATTATTAAAATCCAAAAGATCGATATTTAATTTATATGCTGCTGAAACCTTTTGATTTTGAGCAACCATGAGGTCAGCTAGTGTTTTAAATTTGTTAAACGTCATGCTATTCTGGTTTATTTAAGATTCGCTCTTTTCTAGGTGCAGAGTCAGCTCCAAACCATGCATTTAACGAATCTTTGTATTCTTTATCATTTTTAATCTGAACGGTTTTGGGATTTCGGATAATTTCTTCATATTCTAAATCCTCTAACGCCGCTAATCCCTTTTTATATTCAATATTCCAAGCGTTAGCTTTATTTTTAGCGGACCACTTTTCAAACTCGTCATTCGTATAAAAATTTAGTGATTCTTTTCCTTTTTTTGCAACAACCAATGGAGTCATTACTTTATAGATTCTTCCCTGATCAAAAAGCTCAGGCCAAAAGCGATTAAAGAAATTTATTAGTAGTGCAGCGATAGAATTTCCATCAGGATCAGCATCTGTGTAAATATAAATTCTACCATAACGTAATCCCTTTGGTTCTTCACCTAATTTTAAACCTAAAGAAGCCATTAACTGCACAGCTTCATCGTTTTTAATAATTTCAGCGCTCTTCATCTCACTAACATTGAGGAATTTTCCTTTTAGTGGAAAGGCTCCTTGTGTTTGAGTATCTCTAAACTTTCGAACTGCAGAAAGTGCAGATAATCCTTCATAAATTCCTAAAATACAAGGACCACGATCGCCTTTGCGTTGTGCATCAATCAATTTTGGAATTTTCGTCTTGTCTAGAGTACTATTTAGTTTTCGAAGTTCGGCCCTCTCTTGAGCAAGCGCTTTTTTCTCTACCCAATCTAAAACTGAAGCAACTATTTCTGATTTAAAGACAAGTTTTGCGATTTTATCGCTTACTTCATGTCGAGTTGCAAAATCTTTAGGTTCAGTAATAAGCTTTTCTTTTGTTTGAGAACTAAATGATGAATTAATTACTGTACAATCAATAAAAATTGACATATAATTACGAATATCACTTGGTTTTACCTCAACTTTGTGCTTTTTCTTAATCATTTCACGCAATTGAGCGATCAATTGATTGACAATATATTCAACGTGGGTTCCACCGTCTTTAGTATGTACTGAATTGACAAAACTTACGTTTGCAAAGCCGTTTTCTGATTTTGCAAAGCCAATTTTCCAATCTTTTGACTCTTCATAAAAGAATTCTTGAGTATAAAGCTTGATATATTCTTCGAATGTCTTAAATTTTAAGGTCGAATTAGTGGAAGCACCATCTTTTATTTTAGTAAACTTAACAGTAAGCTTATTATTACAGGCAGCAACATCTAAGCAGCGTTTAAAGATGATCTGAAACGACTTTTCATCGATTCCACGCATCTTAAATCTTTCTAAATCTGGAATATACGTAATTTCAGTAAATCCGCGTTTTGCTGGAGAAACGCTTGCCTTACTGCGTTTGTGCATGTTGTTAGTAAACTCTTGATCGAATCTATTTTTTCCATCGCAAGTTGAAACTACAAACTTTTTACTGAAAATATTAGTTAGGGTAGAACCTACGCCATTTGTTCCAGCAACAGTACGCTGTTCAGTATCATCAAAATTTGAACCTGCCTTAAGATTTGAAAAGATCATTTCGGGAATCCACTCTTTGTGGACTGGGTGTTTTTCTACTGGAATTCCACCATTATCCCAAATTGAAATTTCACTAGTGTCTAGGTTAAGCGTTACTTTGATCTCATTTAATTTTGAGTTACGACGATGTTCGTCGACTGAGTTTGAAATAATTTCATCAAATAATTTAATAAAACCGGGGTTATAAGTAATCTCTTCGTTCCAAACTTTTTCACCGTCAAACAAGTATTGATCTCCAGTATGGGGTGAGATTGAACCAATATACATAAATGGACGGAGCAATACGTGCTCGACGTCCGTTAGTTTTTGGTACTTGTCTTCTATTCCTTTTGTTTTTGCCATATTACTTTTTAGGTAATTTTTTTACTTTAAGCGCATCTAAAAAATATTGAGGCACTGTCTTATTATTTAATATTTGGTCGAAGCACTCGTCCAAAATATAAGTCTCTGCCCAGTCCTCGTCATTTCTAATAGATCTACCATATGATTGCAAGAGATCGATTAGCGTTTTCCAATTATACCAATCTGGTCTGGTTTCAAGTCTCTTTTTTATTTTTGTACTCACCAAATTCGGAAAAGGTACTTTTAAAATTACTTGAAAACGAGAATAATCATCTTTTAAGTCAACTCCATTAATCATCGATGGAGATACTAATACAGTTTCTAGCTTAGAAGTTAAATGTTCAGTTAAACTTTTTTCTCTAGTTTGTGAATCATGAAAAATAAGTCGCTTATCTTTTATTGAACTCTTAATCCAATTGCTGAACTCATAATTTGCAGTATGGATAATTCCTTTATGTTCACCGTTTTTTTCTAGAATTTTAGAAATAATTGGAACTGCTCGTGCAAAACTTTCCTTCTTGTTGTAATAGGACATTTTGCCGAATTTTAGATAAATCACAGGTCGCTTCTCAGCTTCAAAAGGGCAAGGAAGAGCAATATATGCGGACTCTTCGTCTTCGATTCCCATCATAAAGGAAATAAGTTCGCGATTTAGGAGAGTACCCGACATTAGGATTACATGGTCATAAGTATCCCAAAACATTTCCTTAAGATAGAGATTTCCCCAAATAGGTTCAACTAAGATTCGGGTTTTTCCATATTGATCTAGATCTTTTTCAAAAGTCCAGTTGGTTGCATAGTTTTTATGGTCTTTGATAAATCGATTGTATTTACACATTGATTTATCTGCATGATCTGCTTTTTTAATTAAGTCAAGTTTTTTGGCTCGACTTCTGGTTTCCTTTGCATCTTCTAAAAGAGTTGCAGCCTTCGAATCTAATAGTGGCACAATTACTCTAGCAACATATTCGGAAAGTTCTCGAATTGAAGTAATACTATCGAGATCGCGTTCCATCCAGTTTTGCCAAATATCGAGAGCCTTTAAGCTTCTTTCAGAAAAAGAGGATGCGATAAAATCACAAAATGCCTCTTCAAAAGAATGAGCTTCATCAATAATTAGCAGCTTTGAATTGCGTTCTGCCATCATATCTGGAGAATACATTGCATATGAAGTGATGAGATGGAAGTTAGTTAAACTAAGTGGATTTTTAAGAAAGTAACCCTGTGCAATTTTATGCGGACATGCTTCACATTTCTTTTCAGTAGATTTATTTAGAATTTGTGCATCGCCGCAACCCATGTTTTGACGGCGACACCAATAGTTGTTTTTACCCTTTAGATTTGCTGCAAAACTAAAGTCTCTAACGTATTGATCCTGTAAGAGTTTGGTGTTTGTAATAATATCAACTCTTGCTCTCTTATTAATTTCACGTCGATACCAATCTGCGATCATGATGGCCGCATAAGATTTTCCTACTCCAGTTGGGGCATCAATCATTACGAATTTTTTGCCATCTGCAATGGAATCTTTGGTAAACTGAAGTATTTCTTCCTGCTGTTTTCTAGGAGTGAACTCCAATTTTATTTCTGCCATGTAATATTTACTACGAGAACTCGCAGCAGTTTTAAAAATTAATTATTTTATAGGATCGGCGTCACGTAAACCATATGACAAGTTAAACCACTGAAACTCACGTTCTACTAGTTTCTTGTTCATCTTAAATGTCTTTCTGGCCTCGGCAATAAACCACTTTTTCCATTCATCGTGCTGTTCTTTTGTGATAGTATTGTTACTAAACCACTCTTTGTCTTGGGACAACACAGTAGGGTCAACACCTGCAATCTCAAGCTGCTTGAGGATTGCGACCATTGTAAATTCTTCTCTTTGTGTTCTAGTTGCCATATTCATCGTTCCAAGTATTTTTTTTTGTATTATAATCTATCCAACCCCAAGTTTGTTTCGCTTTCTCTACATCACCATCGTGATATTTGTGTACCCATAACCACTGTTCCCATTCATCATCAGTTCCTTGCTGTGCTCTGAATCCCCACCATAACCATTCAAATCTATAATATGGTTCTAGTTCACAACGCGGAGAGTCATATTTATCTTTCCATAATAGTTCTCTTAGGTGACTGTAATGCGGTTTCCATGTGAATGCATAATTTTTATACAAGTAAAATGTCCATTTCGGTTCCTTATATGTTGCCATCTTGATGTTTTATAAAATTTTTAAGTAATCCATCGATATTTTCTTTACCGACTGGATTGGCTGACTGTATATTATACAACGGTAAAGTCAATTGGTTAGCAATGCAGTAATCAACTAACCATTTTGCGCAATCCATTCCAGTCATCTCTTTCTGCTTTAGTTTCCTAGATTCACGTTTAGACATGCCCTTTTCCCTAGCTTTAAGCGCAACCTCCATTCCTAAGTCGTGGTCAAAACAGATTGCATCTGGCAATCCATTGAATTTAATCCAATCCACAAATTCTCGATAGGATTTTACCCAATATGCAGTATAAGGCTGTTCAATTGGGCTAAATATTAGCCATGACCCACCGTCATTTTCAATGGGAGTAAAAGGATCTCGAATATCGTCTAACCATAGTAATCGTTTCATATTATAATTTTAGCAAATTTTTTGAAATGTTCAGGTCCATTATTATCAAAATGATCAATAATCTCAAACTCTACTTCTAGTCCTTCATTAGAGGCATACAACTTTAGTCCATCTATATGACCATTGTCGATTAGAGGATATTGTCCAAAGCAATCTTCAGCAAATTTGGTACCCGGTACAGATGGGTTAGTCATATCATATTTGTGATACTTTACCACCCAACCATCTATTGTTTTATGTAGTTTTCCCTTCATCTTTTATTTCGATTATTGTTTCTAATGTAGATGCTAATAGTTCGGAATAGACTTCCTCAAGTTTGTAAGCAAGTCTGAGTTTATTACTTTCGGTTACCTTTTCCAATAACTCAACCTCTTGCTCGGCCAGGATACCCTTGCCTAACCCCCAGTCTGGAAGTTTTGACTCGTCTTTTGCTTTAACTTTTATTTTTACAATTACTGTATGCATAATTATTTACACTGGGATTGATAATACCAAAAAGTTCGACCGTTTTTATCAACAATAGATCGGTCAGATCTGCCATAACACTTAATCCAAGAATTAAATCCATCTGGTGGAACATCGAATGGATTGGACCAGTCTTTAAGCTGACCTCCTCCAATAAGATAGGCTTCAAATGGAATAGTACTACATAATCTTAGGATTTCTGGATTATTAGTAAGAGCGGTACGAGCCTCCTCGAAGGGATCCTGATTTGCCCTGTATAATATTTCAGCACGTAAATAATTTCCTATACCATTGAAATAGCGTTGATCCATGAGCACAAGATGAATTGGCTTGCTAAATGCTTTTTTACTAAAGGATTGGCAGATATTTTCCTTAAATTGGTCAAATTGGGTAACTGGGCAGGGTCCTCGATTTGGCGACCAGCCTGTGCTCCATTTCCATTTGGCAAAACGACGAGCATCTACCAGACATAGTGAATTACCCGAAACCGTTCTAAATTTAAGGTGAGTGTGCTTTGGAGCAGTCCAGCCTTTATATAGAACCCAGTGACCAGACATGCCCATTGAGACAGATAGTTGATATTTGTCAATGCCTGAAGTTAGAGTTAAGAGTAGTTCTTTACCTCTAGACTCAGCCGAAATATCAAATATCTGTAGTTCAGTCGGCTGGACCAAAGAAAGTCTTTTTGCAACCTCCGGTGAAACACCGATGCTTGTAAAGTCTTCACCGTGACATACATTGTTGATGTATTCTGACATTATTTTTATCTCTGCTAATTCTGGCATATTGTTAAAATTGATCTATCTCTAATAAACAATACTAAAAAAATCCTACAACATAAAGATAAATAATAAAAAAATCTAGGACAAAATGAGTAATCCTGTAATGAACTACAATCAATTCATGTCAGCTTTCAAAAAAGCAGCTGCTGGATACAGTGGAAAAGCTAATGTAGCAGACAAAAGCGCTACTGGTACTGCAAAAGTTAAACAAGAATTGGCAGAAGGACCTGTTAAAGGTAAAGGCACTCCTCACATTGACAAATACACTAAAGAGTATTTAAGCACTGTGAAGAAGAAGAACGTAGTTAGCTCTAAATAATTCACTTATACATGAATAAAGCAATTGAGAGCTTTAATAAGTTCGCTCTGTACGAAAAGAAGGGAGACCTTAAAAAATTAGTCGGTAAAGAAGACGACGAAGAACTTACTGTAAATGATGCAAAGAAACTTGGAGTTAAAATTGCAAACATGGACGGTGAGGACAAGAAAAAGTATGTCGGAATTATTAACTTTTTAGGGGCTTCATGTAATATCTACAACGAGATTTGGAAGAATTACAAAAGAACAAGAGACCGTAAACAAGCGTAATGACTAAACTTTTTGAAAAATATGGTGACGAAGCTAGTGCAAAGGACGGAGGTTTCGTCTTTCAAGCTATTGTTAGTCACGATGTAAAATGGGAAATTGATAATGGTGAAACTAAGATTGATCCTAAAAAAATTAATTGTGTTCTTCACCAAGTCGATGTTTTCCCAGACATGAAGTTTAAGGAAGGTTATGCTACCTCTTCGTATGTTATCTTAAGTGAAGTTAATATCTTAAAGAGAAAATTCGAATTGGCCAGTGAAGCACTTAAGAAAAGACTTAAACCAGAATATGGAGTTGAGCTCTTAAATCTTGTTAGCTCTGGAACTGGAATATCAGCAGTTAAAATAAAGGAATTAAACGAAAAGCATTTTAAAAATACTTATTTCGAAGCTTCCCTAACGACTGACCATATTGTGCTAAGAGAAGTTTCAACTAGTGGTTTAAATTCAGGTCGTCCTCAAATCACCTTAAAACTTTCTACTGGAATGGTCGATACCTTAGACGGTCAACCTACTGGAACATGGGATAAATTTAAAGTGACAGTAGACGGAACTACTTCAATTAGTTTAGACAATTCTGGAGACGAGCCGATTTCTCGTATAAAGGAAAGAGACGATGTTGAAAATATTGAAGATATCGTTTTTAGAACAATTGTGCCGTCTCTGATTTTGGAATTCACTGGAGAATCGGTTGCAATCGATACGTATTCTCATAGATCTACCATGGTTTCAGCAGGAGCAGCAGTAGATTATGATAATCTTTTTACAATTGAAGATACAACAAAAGATGCAGAGGTCAAACCGACTGCTTAATCAAATAAATAAAATAAAATAATCACAATAAAATGGCCGGTTTACCACATTGGGATAATTCAAGAGCAGCAACAAATTATTACGAACCTGTTTTCTTAAACCAGTTCGAAGTAGTTATTACACCTCCTGCAAGCATTACAGATAATGTTGACTTACTAGTTGAGCACGTTATGGAGATCAAAGGTTTGCCAGAGTTAACTGCACCTGAGACTGTTACTCAAACTTATAAGTTTGCAAAACGTTCTTACTCTGGAGCAATTCCAAAAGAGACAATTGCAGATTTAGGTATTAAGTTTTCTGTCAACTTAAATGAAGAAAATAATATGTATATCTATAACATCTTAAGAGGATGGTTTGATCTTGCATACGATCCATTGACTGGCAGACAAGGGTTAAAGAAAGACTACTATGGTCAAATTTACGTAGCAGTATTCAATAAAGCTGGTGATATTTTCAGAGAGTTTAGATTTACTCCATGTATTCCAAACGGCGGGTTAACTCCAATGGACTTAAACTATACTGCAAATGGTCTATATGAAGTTACTGCTACATTTAGAGCAGATGCTTGGAAAGAAACTCGTATTGGAGAAATCCGCGTTTAATAAAAATACTATTATAGAAATGGAAATGTTTAATGTACATCGTCGAGATATTATGAGTTTTGATAACTACATGGATCTTAAAAAACCGGGATTCGGTGGACCTAGCTCTGCAAAAATGTACCGTGATAAAAGCGGTAAAAAGGTAAATGATAATCCAAAATTAGATGGATTTCAAAGAGTGGTAGATCGCCACCCAGCGTTTAAGCATGAGGTGTATAACCCTACCTACAAAGCCATGAGCAATGATCTTGTATATAAGCAAGAAAAGAAGAAACCAATGAACTATCCTGATTCTTACGATCACATGGGTATTCCAGTAGTAATGGTTGGAAAGGCTGCAAACGAAGGACTGTCGCATACTTCATTTAAACAATTCGTTAATGAATATTATGACCAAGCAGAGTCAATGGGAGTAAATCCAGATGATGCGACTAAAATGGGATTACGTGGAAAAAGCGATGGTGATGCAATCGGCGATGCTGAAGATAAGTTAATGCAAGCACGAATTGATTTTGATAGCTTTTATAGAAGCAAAGACGGATCTCGAGTAGATTATCTAGATGCAGATGGTGATTTGGTTGCTTTTGTTGATGTTAAAGCAAGAAAGTTGTACATTATGCCAGATGCTCCAGTAATGGATGACACGAAATACAAAAAGATCTTTGAACCAAACTCAAGCGAACCAACTGAGGACATGGAAGATTGGGAAGAAGATACTGACGGTGGAGAAGATGACTTCTATAGATTTAACGAACCTCGTGAAAAAGAAGAAGACGAATTTGAAGAAGAGGAAGAAGAAGCTCCAACAGATACGACTAGTGTAAAAGCGGCTGAAAGATTGTTAAAATCTTTTGAGACTGAAGAAGACGAAGAGGAAGAAGACGAATACTAAAGTTCAACTTCACGCTTATCTCCACTAGGCATTGAATAAACTAATTTCTTAGGAGTCACTAAATAAGACTCATTTTTAAAAAGGTCAGCATAACGTTGACCTTTTCCTTTTTTGATATATCCGAATTTACACCTTTTGCAGGATTGATATTATCATCATGCGCTATTTTCCAATTAGAATCATCTACCGATTCTACTATAGATCCTATTTTCATTCTAAATTAATTTTAATTCTCTTTAAATAGTCGGTATAACCTGTTTCTTTTGGATGATGCTTTTTTCCTGTTTTATAACCTCTCCATCTTAAAAAATGATAATAATCACATTCTGTATTATTATTATGCTCTTCTTTAACATGGTTGGTAAAATGTGTATCTTGCCAATTTTTTAAATAGTCAATACATTCTTTCCAATGTTTAAATCCAGGATTAGGATTCCAACCACACAGGTTATTACCTCCATATTTTAACCATCCTGTTTCAAGGACAATTACTTTTAAATGTATTTCTGGATAAATACATTCTTTTTCAACC